CGATGACCATCGCCATCGCGCTGCAACAGGCGGTCGTCGCGCATCTCTCGGCTGATCCGGGTCTTTCCGCGCTGACGGGCGTCCATGACGGGCCTCCGCCGCGCGCGGCCTTTCCCTATGCGGCGATCGGCGACGGCCTGGTGACCGACTGGAGCACCAAGTCACACGGCGGGCGCGAGATCCGCTTTGCCCTCACTCTTTGGGACGATGGGGAAAGCCCGGCGCGCCTGCACCATCTGGTGGCCGCCGCCGAAGCCGCCATGGCCCGCCTCCCGCGCGCGCTCGACGGCGCATCGATCGCCAGCCTCGTGCTCCTGCGCACGCTCATCACGCGTGATCCGGCAGGCCCCTGGGCGGGTCTGGTCGAACACCGCATCCGCATCCTTCAAGATCAGGAGAATTAATATGCCAGCCGAAAAGGGAAGCGCCTTCCTGTTGAAAGTGGGCGATGGCGCAACGCCACCGGCCTATCAGACCGTCGCGGGCCTCCGGACCACGCAGCTCAGCATCAATGGCGAGACTGTGGTCATCACGCACAAGGGGTCGGGCGGTTGGCGGGAACTGCTGTCCGGGGCAGGCGTCCGTTCGGTCTCGGTGTCGGGCGCGGGCATCTTCACCGGTTCGGCCGCCGAGACGCGGATCAAGGCCAATGCGCTGTCGGGCGTGCTCGATGACTATGAACTGAGCTTTGAAAGCGGAGAGCGGCTGCGCGGCCGCTTCCTTGTCGCGCGGCTCGACTATGCGGGCGATTTCAACGGGGAGCGCACCTACACGCTCGCGCTGGAAAGCTCGGGCGCGGTGACCAGCCTGTGAGCGGCGCCAACCCCGCGCGCGGCGAAGCGATGGTGGCCGGTCACGTTCTGCGCCCGACCTTTGCCGCGCTTGTCGCCGCCGAGGACGAACTCGGTCCGCTCTTCGCGCTGGTCGAGCGCGCGGCGGACGGGCGGCTGGCGCTTGCCGAGATGGTGGCGCTCTTCTGGCATTGCCGCGTGCAGGAGGATCTGCGGCGCGAGGTGCTGGCGGACGCCGTGGTGCAGGGTGGCCTTGCCGCCGCCACGCCGGCGCTGCGCACCCTGCTCGGCCAGATCCTGCAAGGGCAATGACGTTCGAGGCGGCGTCCGCCCGGCTGGCGGGGCTGGCCGGAGCCGTGCTCGGCTGGCCGCCGGAGACCTTCTGGACGGCCACCCCGGCGGAGCTGGCCACCATATTCACTGCCCTCTGCCCCGCCCCCGACACGGCGGGATCGGCGGAGCTCGCGCGACTGAAGGAGATGTATCCCGATGGATGAGGAAATCGAACGGCTGGTCGTCGCCGTGCGCGCGGACACGCAAGGCTTTGCCCGCGACGTGGCCGAAATGCGCGGCACGCTGACCGGGCCCTTTGGCGATGGTGTGGAGCGTGCGGGGCGGATGCTCGAAGGCACGCTGGTCCGCGCGCTGCGGACCGGCAAGCTCGGCTTCGAGGATCTGAAACGCGTGGCGCTTTCTGTCCTTTCGGAGATTGCGGCGAACACGCTGCGCTCCGGTCTCGGGACGATCGGCGGCGGTGCAGGCGGCGGCCTGCTCGGCCTCGGCACGACGCTTATTGGGTCGCTCCTTGGCCTGCCGGGCCGGGCCACCGGCGGACCCGTGGCGCCGGGGCGGGGCTATCTTGTGGGCGAACGCGGGCCCGAAGTCTTTGTCCCGACCGCGAGCGGACAGATCACCACCCCCGGCCCCGCCGGGGCACGCGATGTGCGCGTGTCGATCAACGTGAACGCACCGGCGGGTGCGGCCCCCGACATGCTGGCGCGCTCAAGCCGCCAGATCGCCCGCGCGGTCCGCAACGCGATGCGCGACGGCAACTGACATGGCCTTCTGGTTTGCGACGCCCGGCGATGCGCAGCAGCACGCCCCGCTCAAGCGGTTTGATCCCGCCTATTGGACGGTCAATTTCCCGCGCCCGATGATGGCCTCGGTCGTGACCCAAGGCGATCATGGCCTGCGCGTCGATGCCGCCTTCTACCGCGCCAATGATCTGGCGGGTCTGATCTGGGCGTCGGAGGATAGGGCGGACCATCCGCTCCTCGCCTATGAAACCAGCCGCGACTATCGCGGACTGACCCTGTCATTCCGCTGGCGGTCGGCAGGGGTGCTGCCGCTCGACGCTGTGAATGGGCCGACGCTCACCATTGAGGGCCGCGATGCCGCAGGCATACCGCGCGCCTGGTATGTCCGGCTATGGAACTATGCGCAGGGCACGCCCGAGGACGCGACCGTGACGCTCGACTTCGATGCGCTGGCCGGGGGCTTTGTCCTCCCGGCGGAGGCCGACCCGGTCTGGGCGGGGGACATTGACCGGCTGTTCGTCTCGATGGTGCCGCAGGGCTACACCGGCGTTGACGCGCCGCTGGGTGCGCCCGTGGAGGGCTGGGTCGAGCTGGATGGTCTGGTCTGCGACGGCGCTGCGTCGGTCCTGCAGCTGGGTGACGTCATGGTGCCGCCGCATGGTCGCGCCATCGCGACCGGCTATGATGACAGCTATCACCTGACGCCCGAGCGGCTGCTGCGCAACGCGCTGCACCTCGGCTATCGCGGATCGATCAACCATTATGTGGGGATGAGCCATTATTTCCGGCTCGACACCGGCGGCCTTGTCACGCGGACGGGCGGGCCCCTCAACGCCCCGTGCGCGCGCTGGCATGCCGATTTTCTGGCGCGCGCCAAGGCGCTGGACCTGTCGGTCATCCTGTCGCTGTCCTACGAACTTCTGGCCGCGCACTGTCCGGATGCGTGGCAGCAGCGGGCCTATGACGGGGCACCGGCACGGACCGGCTGGGTGCCGCCGTCGGCGCTGCTCTCCCCCGCGCATGGTGACGCCATGGCCTATCTTCAGGCAGTCGCGCGCGCCTTTGTCGGGCTTGCCGTTGTCGCCGGGCAGGCGCCCCGCTTTCAGGTGGGGGAACCCTGGTGGTGGGTCATGCCCGACGGGCGCATCTGCCTTTATGATGCGGCGGCGAAGGCGGCGCTGGGCGGCAATCCGGTCGAGATCGCGACCGTCCGCAGCGCGACGCTGACCGCACCGCAAAAGGCGCTGCTCGATGCGGCGGGAGAACTGCTGGCGGCCTCCACACAGGCGCTGGTCGCGGCAGTGCGCGCTGACCATCCGGCGTGCGAGCGGCTGATCCTCGTCTATCTGCCGACCGTGCTTGATGCCGCCGCGCCCGACCTTGTCCGCGCCAATGTGCCCACCGGCTGGGCGGCGCCCGCCTTCGATATCCTCCAGCTGGAGGACTATGATTGGGTCACTGCGGGCCAGACCGAGGCGAGCCGCCGGGGCGCAGCGGCGATGGTGGCGCGGCTCGGCTATCCGGCAGCGCAGCGCCACTACCTCGCCGGTTTCGTGCTTTCCCCCGCCGACCGCCTTCAGTGGCGTGCCATCGATGACGCGGCCGACGCGCACGACGCGGCGGAGACCTTCATCTGGGCCCTCCCGCAGGTGATGCGCGACGGCTTCACCCATTTCAGGATCGGAGACGCACCCATGGATGCCTTTGACGATGTCGACTTCCCGCTGGCGATCGGCCTTGGGGCTGAGGTGTCACCCACCTTCTCGACGGCGGTCGTGACCACGGCCTCTGGCCATGAGCAGCGCAACGCCGCCTGGGCGAGCGGGCGGCTGCGGTTCGATGCCGGGCCGGGCGTCCGCTCCGAAGCCGATGTGCAGACACTCCTTGCCTTTTTCCGCGCCCGGCGTGGCGCGGCCAAGGCCTTCCGCTTCCGCGACCCGCTCGACCACAGCTCCAACGCGATGACGGGCCCGCCGACGCCGGGCGATGTCATGCTGGGCGAGGGCGATGGCGCGCGCGTCCGCTTCGACCTCGTCAAGCTTTATGGCGACGGCGACGATGCGGAGGTGCGCCCGATCACGCGGCCGGTGGCGGGGTCGATCCGCGTCGCGCTGGGCGGGGCCGAACAGGCCGCAGGCTGGCGTTTTGCGGACGGCGCGATCCTGTTTGACGGCGCCCCCGCAGCAGGCGTCTCCGTCACGGCGGGCTTTCTGTTCGATGTCCCCGTCCGCTTTGAGGCCGACCGGCTCGACATT